AGCCCCTTCCAGATTTAACTGTACATTCGCCAGCGCAAGAGAATCTACCTCTTTCAGCCATGGATATTCTTTTTTATATCCGGCCGGCGTATTTTTCAGCATCTTTTTTTCTTCCTGATAATAACGGATTTTATCCGCAAGCATCCGGTTATAAAGAAAACGACTGCAGCCGATCGTCTTCTCTATCTGGGTTATCTGTTCTTTATTTGGATAGATCCTTATTTTTACTGCCCGGTTTATCTTTCTCACCCTGACTCTCTATATACTGATGGATTGTTTCAACAGGTGCTATATTTCAAAGATTTCTTTTGTTCTCTCTGACATCTTATCGTCCAGCATCTTTCTGCTATATTTCATAACCAGAATCAAACAAAAACACTGAATGAGAATTATTATCTAAACTCATTATGTACACTCACTTATTGCTTATTTCGACCGTCCAAATTCCAAGAGCATATTGTTCTTTTCTCTATTATAATATATTTATTGTGTCAGAACAAGTGTTTTGTGATTTTTTATAAATTTGAGCAGACATGCTCGAATGTGCAATTCATCCCATCACCTATAGGACGCCGCTGAAAAACTGTTTTTTCATACTATATACAGTGTCTCAAAGTTGATTGATGTACTTTATTTTGTGTTAATTTATACGCAAAAAGGACTTTTTCAGTGGCCTTCCTATAGAGGTGAGGGAATTCTTGCTACGGTTGTTAAACAAAAGAATACCGCTGTGTAATGTAACAAAAAAGACCCTGAAGAACTGTATTTCTACAATTCTCCAAGGTCAAATTTTACGTTTGGACACTTTAGGGCTGGTTGGCTATTTTACCTCTTTAGAGGATATTTAGCTTTGCCCCTTAACAATTATGTTAATTATGCATTCTTCTCAGCGATAGCTGCCTGTGCTGCTATGGACAGAAGATAGGCTATCATCATTACTTAATATCTGAGCAGAATAATTATTTTTGCGTCCTTCTACTTGTGTGTCTAAATATATGTCTGAGTTCTTATCATAATCATTTCCTAAATTAATATACCATCTAAATTTATTGTTATCAAGAACAAGAACTTTTGAAATGAATTTATCAATGATATATTTTGGCAACTTAGGTTGTGAAAAATCTATAACCTCATTCATGGCTTGTTTTATAACTTCTATCTTCTTTTCAATTGATTCTGGTTCATCTGATTCAACTTCGTCAATTGTTAATTCAGAATTTAATATAGAAATCTGTTCAGTGATCGTATTTTTTGATTCAGCAAACTCTTCTTTTGATATTTCACCATCTGCTCTCATTTCTATTAAGTTCTGTAATCGTTTTTGTAGTTTTTCTATTTTTAATTCTGTTTCCTTGATATTCTTTTTATTTGGTTTTACATCTTCTTCATAGTTTTCAGATATCATTTTTAATGCTAATATAACAGATTCACCTTTATTCTTCCAAATATGTTCTATAACCATTTTTGCCATCATATCAAGTTTCCAATCTGCAACCATTCTAATTCCGCAATATCCATCCGTATCTAATCCGTTCTTTTCACGAAATTGTTTACTTCCATAATTAAGCTGTCTTTGGCATTGATATCCATATACTGCTTCACCAGTCTTATTGGTTCTCCATTTATTCCTTCTAAAAGAACTACCACAATTACATAGAAGTTTTTTACTCCAAAATTCTTTTACATCTTTTTTACCAGATAATTTATCGCCTACAGATTTTGTACGTCTAGCGATTATTTTTTGCACATCATCCCATTTATTTTGTGGTATAATAACAGGAATGTTTACTTTCTGATACATATAACTATCTCTATCAAGATTATTAATTCTCTTTTGTTCAAGATAGTTATTACTATGTGATTGACCATAAGCAAGTACACCTGTATATGTTGATTTTTTTAATATTCTCATTACACGTTCAGCAGACCATTTTATATCTCCACTTGCATTCTTACGTTGCTGAACAGATAATGACTTAGCGATTTTCATTGAGCCAAGACCATCTAAATACATATCATAAATCATTCTAACTGTTTCAGCCTGTTCTTCGTTAATTACATAGGTATTTCCAACACGATCATATCCTAAGATATTTCCATTACCATATAATGAGCCATTTTCTCTACTGATTTTTTGTCCTGCTTTAACACGATCAGAAGTCTTTCGGCTTTCTTCTTGTGCTAATGTAGCCATCAATGTGAGTCGTAATTCCCCATCACCATCCATAGTCCAAATATTATCATCTACAAAATATACTTCTATATTATATTTGCTTTTGAGTTCTCTGGTATATACTAAGGTATCTACCGTATTTCTAGCAAATCTACATACTTCTCTTGTTACTATTAAATCAAATCTCCCCTTTTTAGAATCTTCAATCATCCTTAAAAATCCTGGACGTTTCTTTGCTTGAGTACCTGTTATTCCTTCATCAATATACTTTTCAACTAAATTCCAATTGGGGTGAAACTTTAATTGATCGTCATACCATTGCATTTGGTTTTGTAATGCTGATAATTGTGCTTCATGTTCAGTTGAAACACGTCCATAAAAAGCAATATTTCTTGGTCTATTTCTATCGAGGGACGCTATATAATTATTCATGTTATCTCCTTTCAAAAATAAAGCCTATTTTATATACTATTATATATAAAATAAGCCTTATTTTCAACAGTATTTTTCTATATTATGTAATCTTATACTTTTTCAAAATATTATCATAAGTTCTTTTATTAATAATGCCTTGTTCATATAAGATATTTATAATAATCAATGCACCATTTTCATCGCTGATTATATTATTTGATTCTTTTGCTTCTATATTATATCACCCTTTATTCTTGTCCGTACTGCCAAATCCACCATTACGAGAAGTTTCTACTTTATCATCTTCTGTGATTCCATATTCCATGAATAAGCCTTGACAAAATGAATTTCCCCTAAGAATTTTAATCTCTTTATTTCCTTCATTTGAGAGTTTAACAAAGATATGACCTTCATTATCACTATAATAAAAATCGCTATCCACAACTCCAACGGTGTTACAAAGTCTAGCTTTAAATTTGAATCCTAATCCACTTCTAGGATACAGCATTAACACCCAATCAGTATTCATTCCACATCTGATTCCAGTAGGAATTCTAATGGTTTCACCAGGCTTTAAAGTGAATGTCAGAGGACTTACAAAGTCATATCCTGCGCTACCTTTTGTTGCTCTTTTGGGTAGTGTAATTGCTCCGTAAATACTCTCAATCTCACGTCTGGTTGATGTATCTAATTCAGGAATATCAAATGTATCAAGCCAATCTTTTTCAAACTGTCCGTATGTAACTTTCTCAAATTTTGCAACTCTCTTTGCCATATTGCTAATCTCCTTTGTGTATGTAATTTGTTATAATTATTTTATTAATAATGTGTGTTAAGCCCACGCTCAACGAGATATTGAATAGCTTTATCACCATCACGAAAGTTTAAAAGTTCATTAATTGTAGGTTTGTATTCTGTCCATGTGGTTTTAATTTCTATGTTTAATTCTTCTTTCCATTGCTTAATTGAGAAATAATCATGATAATAAAACTTTAATCCTTTTCTTGTTTTACGAAGTCCATATGGTAAATATAAACCTAGTTTCTCGTATATATTCAATATATTATCCCAATCAGCTTTGATAGATGGTGTATCTGGGATTATTTCTGATATCTCATCTTTATATAACTTGATAAGAAATGGATGTATTTTATTAATAAGAATTTCTGTTCTTGGCTTATAATATTTAAGCATTTTACAACTCCTTTAGCCTAGATTGAGCTTCTTCATATGTAAAAAAGTATCTTTTACCAATATCCTTTTTAGAAATATAATCCAAATGATCAATAAGGTTAATTGTGTCAATATAGTATTCTTTTTTACTACTACATCCATAGTCATAACAATCATTACAATGATTACAATCATAACTATAGTCATCACGTTCTATTCCTTTATGACATTTCGACCATCTAAAATTAACATAATAAAGTGTTATATCATTACTTAATTTTATTGATTGTTTAATATTGTCAGATTGTTCATAATTTGCTAATTGGCGAGCAATTTTATTAAGAGTTTTCCATCTTTTATTTTTGGCAAGCTGTTTAATTGTAAGTCCTTTATCAGATGGATAACCGTCTGGGTGAAACAAGATATCCCCCTTTTCAGTAACGTAAGTTAATTTCTTCATTTATATCTCCCATAAATATTCTATGTAGCGATTCCAATTTATTTCTAATTGTTTATATACGTCTATCTTAGTAGATTCCTTATCAAAATTACCAATCAAAGGAGCAATTAGAATTTCCCATTCGCATTTACGCCAATAATAATACATAGTTGATAATTTAACTTTTTCTCTAAATTCTTCCAGTGTGTAATCATCTCTGTGATTTAATAATTCGACAATTTCCTGTTTGTAACTTACATGATTGAAGATATTAAATACTTTTATTTTTCTTTTATTTATATCAGGCACAAATACATTCCATTCTAAATCAACGTTATTTTTAATATTCTTCATAATATGTTTCTCCGTTTATTTGCGGATATTTTTGTTCTGCATTGTGTATTCTTTTAAGGGCAATTGAACGATTATCAAATACATTTTCATCTATCTCATTGAACCCTAACAGATATGCACGTTTGTCTTTCTTGTCTACACCACAGAACCAATTATCCATAACAGTTCTTATAATTAAATCGCACAAATCATATGTGCCTGTTTCTGGAAATACTCGTGTATAATATACGGTATCTCCCTTATTAATAGTCTTCATTCTCTGATACTTCCTCAAAAATATCTTTCATATTACTCATGAATTTGTTGTACGTTTTTACTACTTTTTTGTAGAGTTTATTATTACCTCTATCATCTGGATTATAGAATGGTGCGAATAATGTTCCATTTGCATATCGTACATTTGTTGATACGAAGTAATCTTCTTTATCTACGGTAAGATTAAGGATAATTTCCTCTGTGTACAATGGTTTGTTCAGTATATACTGAGTTTGTGTTACTCTGAAATTATTTGATGTGAAATCTCTATCTTTGACTGATTGTTTTACACGATATGTTTTTGGTTCTACCATAAGATTTTCTCCTTTTGTACGGGAGTCAATTAAGACTCCCATAATACTATTTGATTTTGTTTCAATGTTTCTTGCACATTAATAACTCTCTGATTTGATGATCCTCTCCAATGTAATGACACATCTCTGAGTTCATCGACATATCTTCCATCTATAAGTACATCACATTTATTAACTAATTCTTTACGCATTTGTAGCATTTTAAGTTGTTCAGAGTTAATATCGGTTATAACTGGATGCATAATCTGTTCCCATGTATATCCTGTGTATAACCAGATATTTTTAGTGGGATATGAAACTCGAATTTCATCCACGATTTTCAGAACATTTTGTACATTTTTAGGATGTAAAGGCTCTCCACCAAGGATACTTACCCTCTGAATAAAGGGGGGTTCAATTAATTTTAAGAATTGATTTTTTGTTTTATCATTCCATTCCTGTCCTTTTGAAAATTCCCATGTTTCTGAATTGAAACAATTTTTACAATGGAAATCGCATCCTTGCACGAAGAGGGAAACTCCAATTCCCTCTCCATTTGAAATATCCATTGATCTTATTTGTGCATAATTCATTACTCTACCTCATATTCATGATCATCAAGATGTACATATCTTTCGGCGATTTCTTCGGTTCTTCCTTTATTCCAGAAGTTACTTCCGATATATCCACATGTACGTCTTGCGACATTCATTTTATTTTTATCTCTATTTCCGCAATTAGGGCATTCCCAGATAAGTTCATTGTTTTCGTCTACAATTTTAATTTCTCCATCATATCCACATACTTGACAATAATCTGATTTAGTGTTTAATTCTGCATACATGATATTGTCATAAATAAATTGCATAACTTTTAATACCGCTTCTGTATTATGAGTTAAATCAGCACATTCGATATAACTGATTGCCCCACCTGGACTAAGCTTTTGGAATTTACTTTCGATTGAAAGCTTTGTGAAAGGATCAATTTTTTCAAAGACAGGAACATGATAAGAATTTGTAATATAATCTCTATCTGTAATTCCTTCTATTACACCAAAACGTTTCTTTAAACATTTTGCAAATTTGTAAGTAGTTGACTCAATAGGAGAACCATATAAACTGTAGTCAATATTCTCTTCTTTCTTCCATTTATTGCATTTATCGTTTAACGCTTGCATTACTTCAAGTCCAAATTTTTCTCCTTTATCTCCATCCGTATGAGAATTTCCAGTCATAAATTTTACACATTCATATAATCCTGCATAACCCAGAGATAATGTAGAATAACCGCCATGAAGTAATTTATCAATAACTTCTCCTTTCTTCAATCTTGCTAATGCCCCATATCTCCAAAGAATAGGAGCTACATCAGATGGGGTTCCTTCAAGTCTCTTGTGCCTGATTTGTAATGCTTTATGACAAAGCTCTGTTCTTTCGTCAAAGATTTCCCAAAATGTTTCAACATCACCATTTGATGATAATGCAATATCTGGTAAATTAATTGTAACAACGCCTTGATTAAAACGCCCGTAATATTTTGGTTTTCCATTTGTGTTTATATATGGAGTTAAAAAACTGCGGCATCCCATACATGGATAACAATTACCATTTCCATTCTTATCAATCTTATATTCCAACATTTTCTTTTCTGAAATATAATCTGGAACCATTCTTTTTGCTGTGCATTGTGCAGCTAATTTAGTCAAATACCAATACTTATCTCCTTCATGAATATTATCATCTTCGAGAACATACAGAAGTTTTGGAAATGCAGGAGCAATCCATACACCTTGTTCATTTTTAACACCTTGAATACGTTGTTTTAAGACTTCTTCGATGATAAGGGCTAAATCTGCTTTTGTTTGTTTATCTTTTACTTCGTTTAAATACATATTTACACTTAAAAAAGGAGCCTGTCCATTTGTCGTCATAAGCGTGACCACCTGGTATTGAATTGTTTGAACACCTTTTTTTACTTCTTTTGCGAGACGTGATTCAGTAATTTCATCAATAGTAGATAATTGATCTTTATATATACCACCACCATTAATATAATTAAGTTCTTCTTCTACTTCTTCTCTAATTTTTTTTCTGCTTACATCAACGAATGGTGCTAAATGTGATAATGTAATAGTCTGTCCACCGTACTGTGAACTAGCTACTTGAGCAATAATTTGTGTTGCAATATTACAAGCCGTTGAAAAACTATGTGGTTTTTCAATAAGTGTCCCACTAATCACAGTTCCGTTTTGCAACATATCTTCAAGATCAATAAGATCACAGTTATGTAGTGTTTTTTGACCAAAATAATCAACATCATGAAAATGGATAATTCCTTCATCATGAGCTTGAACGATTTCAGGCGTTAAGAGATACCTTCTGCTCATATCTTTACTAACAATTCCTGCCATATAGTCTCTTTGCGTAGTGACAAGCTTTTCATCTTTATTTGAATTTTCATTCATCCAATATTCACTTGTGCCAGTCAGAAGTTCTTCAATTTCTTCATCTGTTGTATTTACATTTTCTCTCTGAAACTCCCTGATTCTCCTATATCCTTCGTAGGCTTTTGCTGTAAGTCTTTGTTTCTTGGAAATCAATTTATCATATACCATTGATTCAATATCAGAAATATCAATATTATCTAATTGATTGTCAATGCAATATTGTTCAATTTCATTTGCAATATCATCAGCAATTTTAGGTTTGATAATACCAGAACCATTTTTCATAGCCTTTAATATCGCCTTAGAAATTTTATTTTTATCAAATTGAATTTCACTACAATCTCTCTTGATTACCTTAATCATTCACTATCTCCTTTACCAAATCTCTTATTAAATAGTTCCTTCTCAATCTTCTCTCTATTCTTTGTTGAAACCGCCAAACACAAGCACATATACGCAATTACAAGTAAACACGCAATGATAAAAGATCCAACTCCGACAATAACTACATTCATAATAACCACCCCTCTCACATATCTTTAATCTTAATTTTAAGTGCTTCTAATTCTTTATATTTATCAGTATCATATCTGGTATGATCTTTGATAATCATATGGGTTTGTTCATTGCAAATAAGTTCTATAAGTAATTTCTTCTCGTTTTCTGTCATTTTCTTATCTTCCTTTACTATTTTTATCTTATATATTTATTTTCTCTTTTTTCGTGTTATAATATCCGTAGTGGAGATATTTATATAATTAATTTGTTAATAGTCATAATTAGAATGTTTTTCTGAAAATAGTAATATCAGATTTATACTTAGCACATTATCTTTATCTACAAGATGTAACCTATCAACCAATATCTCCACTATTTATGAACAAATTCTTTTGATTTCACCGTTTCCACCATCTTTACATTTCAAAACAAGATGTGTGCATAATGAGTCAGCACAATTTGGTTTATGCGAAATCATATCAATTACATATTCTCTATTCTCAACTTCAACAGTAATGAAATTATCCCCAATGTGTTTTAATTCCCGTACTAGCTCTCCGCTACTAATAATCACTTCTCCTTTGTCACCTCTTTTCCAATTCCTAGCAGATATTGTCTAATTTCAGCCCAATTCTGTAATCTTTTACCTGTCCAATCTTTATTCCAGCTATATGTTCTACCAAAACAAATTATTTCTTTTGCATTGGAAGTCACAAGATTTCTTGCACTATCATCAATGAATAATCCATCACTCATATCAATATGTGATTTATCGGAATGTTCTTTGAGATTTACACCAATAAATTCTACATTTGGAAATCTTTTCTTAATCCATTCTTCCTTTTGTTTAAGATTAGGTGAATATCCATGTGATACAATTTTAATAGAATAATATTCAGATAACTCATTGATTGCACGTTCAGCCCAAGGCATGAAATGTAATCTCTCAAAGAATCTAGGTTGATTAAAGTACAGATCAATATATCCAGGTGGAGCACAATTACATTCTTCAAATCCCCAAGTATCAACAGTCCACCAATTTACATAATGGAATTTCTTGTAGTATTGAAAATCTTCATTATATAAATCAACAATCGCATCTATGGTAGCAACTAACGTTCCATCAAAATCAACATATAATGTTTTAATATCATTTCTCATCTGTGATACCTCGTTTTGCTCTGTCCTTATTGATTATACGAACCATTTTTGCAACAGATTCTTCAAGACTTCTATCATTTAGAATGAAATAATCAACTAAATGTGATTTCTCAAAATTGGAAAACTCTTCACTTTCTTTAATGTAATTAGCTTGCCAAGCGTCATAATCTCCACGTTTCTTTACTCTTTTTCGCAATTCACTGAATGGAACATTAACCATAATGGTTACTAATTCAACATTCATATCTTTTGTTTTAAGTTTTAATTCGTAATATCCTGTGGGATTGATAATGTAGAAATCATTATCTAAGAGTTGTTGTTTTGTTGCGAAGTTGCAATATCCTACTCTATCAGTGTAGGCGATCATATCATTACGATATTTCTCTATTTCATCTGGTGAAATTAATATATGGTCTGAATTTTCTTTTGTTTCACCTTGTCGTAGATATTGCCTAGTTGAATATGAGCGCAAGATATTCATATTCAATTGCTTTGCTGCTTCTTTTGTAACAGTTGATTTACCTGATCCTGTTCTTCCTAATACACAATATACTGTATGTATAATAATCACGCTTCCTTTCTTGGCTTACGCCCGCAAGATTTAGTCTCATCACAATATCCAGTTAATTCACATTTGGGTTTAAACATATTATCAACAATCCACGCCCATTCATCTGAATATTCTCTTAAAGCATTTTCAATAGTGGAAAATAATTCTCTAAATTCCCAATATGCTCTTGTACATTTTCTTACATGACTCATATCAATGAGATTACGAAGATTTCTTTTTTCAACAATTTTCGTTGTCATTCCTAATGGAAGCAAATTCGCAAGATCTTCTCTTGGAATACCTAAGTCATTTAATTTTGACAATGCTTTTCTAATGTTTTTCACAGCTTGATTATATGTAATTGTTGCATCTCCATTTGATTTAATAGATTTAGGAACGATAATATCAAAGTCATTGTAATTGATATATCTTGTAGACGCTTGTAACCAAGGGGATAATCCACCTACATGTCTTTCGTATTCTCTCATTACTCTTGCACTAAATCCATCAATAACCATATGAACATCAGGAAATTCAAATGTACGTCCATGACCAGATTTAATACAGTCAACACCACGTTTATAGTTTTTTTCAGCATTTGTCACATCTGCTCCCCAACAAATACCTGCTCTATTACCAATAAGTGTAATTGGTGTTTTAGTTGTTTCTGGTAAAATTGTAATTGTTCCCATTCTTCATTCCTCCACAATCCATAATCTAATATCTTCTTTAAATTGATTACATAATTTTTCATCATCTGATAAGAAATTTACAACACATTCTTTATTAAGACTTGTGCTTAGAATCCCCATAATTGATTTGGCATCAATCGTATACCGAGAATATACATAGTCGATATCAACATCTTTATATTCTCCACATTTTGCTACAAATAATCCTGCGTCATTAATTGTGTTTAACTTGACTTTACACTTCATTTTATAAAATCCTTTCCTATTATAATGTTAATTTAATAGTTGCATGAATTGTTCTTCATTAATAATTTGCACTCCCAATGATTTTGCTTTCTTGTTCTTACTGGAAGAAGATTCAATATCATTATTAATTAACGCAAATGTCTTAGCAGATACAGAACCAGATACTTTACCGCCATTTGACTCAATAATAGATTTCAGTTCATCTCTATTACTGTATTTCTCTAATGATCCTGTAATAACAAATGTTTTCCCTTGTAGAATATTTTGATTATGGTTAGATTCATCAGGAATTTTAAATGTGAATTCTTTACTTAACTCAAAAACTTTATCCGCATGTATTACAGCAAATTTTTGAATATTGTTACTTGCAACTACACCAATACCATCTACTTTAAGATTCCAAAAATATCCATATCCACAAGAGAAACAATGATAAAATTCATCAAAGTTATATTTAAAATGTTTAGCAATATCTTTACTTGCACTTTTACCAATTAAAGGAATGGATAAACTATAGATAAATCTATCAAGTGTAGTTTCTCTGCTTTTTTCAATAGATTCTAACAATTTATCTACTGATTTTTTACCAAATCCTTCAAGGCTATACATTTTACCCTTATAATCAGATAAATGATAAATACTCTTAATAGAACCTAACCATCCAAGAGAAATAAATTTCTCAAGTGTGGCTTCTGATAATCCGTCAATATCCAGTGCATTTCTACTTACCGCATGACAAAGTTTACCTAATAACTTACCTTGACAATCATCATTCATGCACATAAGAACTTCCGAATCATTTTCTTTTACAATTTTAGTTTCTCCACCACAAATAGGACATTTCTCAGGAATTGTAAAATTATTTGATTTATCAATACTATCATGTACTTTTGGAATAACTTTATTTGAGCGATATACTCTGATTCTGTCACCGATACCAAGAGATAATTTCTTGATATAAGAAATGTTATGTAATGTAGCTCTGGTTGTAATTGCACCATCTAAATCAATATGTTCAAAAATTGCTACTGGATTAATCAATCCTGTCTTAGAAGTATTCCATTCAATATCTTTTAGTACAGTTTCATATAACTGATCTTCATATTTATATGCAATAGAATGTCTAAAGAATTTATCAGTTTTACCTAATGATTCTCCATAATCATAATCATCATATGCTATCACCGCACCGTCATATGGAATATTATTTACATCAGCTAAATCTTTAATTTTTTCAAGTATTCCTTGTAAAGAATCTTTGTCTGGATTTGAATATATAAGTATAGGAACAACTTCAAATCCGCACACTTTTGCACTCTGTAAATCTTCATAAACAGATTTATGTTCAAATCCTTTAATAACACGCCAAGCAATAAATCTCATATTTCTTTGTGCAGCTTCTTTGCTATCTAATAAAAGTAATGAACCAGACACAAGATTTCTTGGATGCTTATATTTTTTATCTGTATATTTTATGCTTTCATTAATCTTATTGAATGTGTCCCATCCAATAATAGTTTCTCCATCAATAATTAACTCATCATTATATGGAATTTTTTTGGGAATATTTTTGATTGTCAATATGTTTTGGAGAACATCTGTCCCTTCATATCCATTACCTCTGGTAACTGCACTTACTAATTCACCATGAACATACTTTAATGTTGTACTTAATCCATCACATTTTACAGATACAATGCACTGTTTATTTCCTGCAAATTGCTTTAAATCATTAATAGATTTTGTCTTGTCAAGTGATAGCATCAAATGATCAAGTTTAACTTCATTCAATTTATCTGATACAGTATATCCAACATTCTGAGTAGGGTTGTTTGGAAAGATGATATTTTCTTGACTTTCTAACATCTGCAATTCTTCATATTTCTTATCCCAGTCATAATCAGACATAATTGGTGTACTTGTGTAGTATGCAATAGAAGCATTATTTAGTTCTTCAATCAAGCTTTTCATCTTTTCAATGCGTTCATATCTACTTTTTATTCCCATGCGCTATAGCTCCTTATTCCAATATCAACAATTCGTGTAAATGG